CTGGCATGCTCCAAACCCCTCCCGATGAGTGAACATACATCCACCCCGTCGTCATACTTTCCTGCCGGGAACCGCATTAACTGGCTCATTAAGTCCGGTAGCCATGGCGCGTGCTGGGGGAGATATACGTTCCCCATTGCTGCCCGGGCCTGGAAAGACCTGGCTCTGACTACTTTGTCTCCAATAGAGGGCATCCACTCTAAACGGCATGGAGCGTTTCGCTCCTGCATCCTGCGCTTTAAGAACGGCTCTATCGCCTTCCTGATCGGCCCGCCTTCTCCGAACCATATCAAGGGTGAGTACCGGCCTATTAGATCGCACTGTTTCTCGATCCAAACGTCACTTTGAGTCTGACCGCGCCACCAGTCGAGCACGTATACGTCGCCGTTATAATCGAACCCAAATATCCCGTGTTCAGTAAAATCTCCCCCTCCCTCGGTGACTGCGTAATCACTTGCCCCATAAATGTGCATGGCTTGCGGGGCCTGGATGTATTCCTGAAACATCTCACGTTTGAAGTACTCTCCATCATCAGGGGCTGGGTCTTGCTGATATAGGGCGTTCCACGCTCTTACATCCTTCTTGGCTGTGTCCACCATGTCCTGGGTGAAGAAGTCGGGCCACAACCGCTCTCCTTGAGCCCTATGTAATGGATCAGGCTCGATGGCAAGCATTGGGAGCTTGAGAATCGTCCACTTAGCTGCCTCTCGTTCGAGAATACGGCCTGAGAGATCGTCTTCATGCCATCTGGTCTGAATGACTATCTGCGGAGCACCAGGCAGGAGCCGGGTCAGGAAATCGTTCAGATACCAATCCCAATGCTTCTGGCGAATGCGCTCAGAATCTGCTTCCTCACGTGACTTGATCGGATCGTCAATGAGGCCAAGCCTTGCTCGTCTTCCTGCTATGGCAGAGCCAATACCAGCAGCGAAGTATTCCCCCCCTCGTTCGTTCTCCCAACTGCCTGCTGATTGGGTGTCTTCCGAGCACCCGAACCCGAATACGTTCCGATATAGGGGAGAGCCGACTATGTTTCTGGCGCGCCTTGAGAAGCGTTCTGCCAGCTCAGTGGTATTGCTTACCCCTAAGACCGGTTCCTGTTCATTCCTGCCCATATACCAGGGCGGGAACAGCATGCTCGTGTAAGTGGATTTAGCCGAACCAGGCGGCATCCACACCATCAATCGACTGATTTCACCCCGCTCAACTGCCTCAAGATGCTTGATCAGGAGCTGGTGGTGGAAAGCAGGAATAACCCCTAATTGCAGGTATTCAATGAAACTCTGGAAGCTTTCCTTCGACTGTTCCCGTTTCAGTAGCTCCTGGGCTGCTTCCTGAGGCGATAAGCAGGAGTTCACTTCTAGAGAGTTCAGTTGCGTCACGTATATCTATCGTGGTTAAAGTCTCTGATGGAATGAGTCTGGCATATAGACGGTAGAACTCAGTGAGATTGGCTCTGGCCCACTCAGCCATAGCATCGCGTCCACCGATCTTCTCGAATACACCTATGACGTTGGACTTCACTCCAGCGCCTATCTTGTTCGGACTGCCCTTGGGACGCATTACTTTACTGGTAAGCCACTAGGCCATTGAGTGAATTGTGGTTTATAAGCCTCTAGCTTAGGCTCAGCCATTGGTATATTGGCCGTAAGCTCAAGCACAGCATTCTCTAAGTCAGTTACACGTCTCTCTAGTGCCTCAATGCGAGGTCGGATAGGTGGACGGCCTTTCATGCTTTCTTTGCTCGTTTGTATTCGGAATAGGCTGTTTGGGGCTTGGGCTTGCGTGTCTGTTTTGACCCCATGTAACGGCCCACAAAGGAGCTTAAGGACTGTCCAGTCATTTGACCTTACTTTGGTCCTTGTAGCTCGGTATCTTTACCTGCATACCTGACTTACCACCCACGGTGTTGTAGCCGGTCTGCATGTGGCCCCCGGGCCTGAAACCGTGAACGTTCCCTGGTTCACCACTCCCCAGGATCTTACCTACCTTCTGGATGCTTCGAACCTGAGGCATCTCACGCTGTTTACCGCTTGAGGTGTTCTCTCGGAAGTTAAAGGGCATACCTATTCCTTCAAGCCCCTGACTTTACTGTGGTCAGTTACGTCTTTAGGCATCTTGAACCTGATCCCTGTACCTGTGGAACCTACGTATTCGTCATGCTTTACGCTTGATCCACCTTTACCGGCATGAGCATGGCTCTCGCCCTTCTCTGATGCCTTGTTCTCACGTTCGTACTTGGACATATTTCCTCGCTTGTAAGTAAATGCCCGATACTCGCCTCGGTGCCGGGCTTACCGTGGATATCGCACCTAAAGCCTTTCGGCCTACGTTTAACGCGTCCGAGTTACACGGAAGGTGATTTGCTTCTGGCGTACAGCCACTATACTTACGCTGCAGCGTGTGGGTTTCGATCCCACCCCTCCAGGATACTCTTTAGCCTGAGTATCAATCGACCTCTAATCCTATTCTACTATTAATGCGACATCTGCCTCTCGACAGACTACAACTTCTTTGGCTCCCCACCTGATACTCATGTGGAGATATCCGGAAATCTCTT